TCTTCCGCCGGGTGTAATTCAAAGTGCGTTGTTTTAGTAGCGGAACTATCGTAAAGCGCTTTACCACTTATAACAAAATAACCCCAAGAAACGTTAGCTGGTAAGCGGTAATAGTGAATTCCAATATTAGATGTTACGTTAGAGCCATTGTCTACTCTTATTCTATTTTTGTGCTCGGTATACACTGGTCGAGAAGCGCTAGCCCTAACTAGTGGTCCTGAGGTAGTCACGTCTTTAAACCTATTAGTATCCATGTACTCCGCCTTAACCCCCAAGACCTCAACCCTGGATAATCTATACACCTCGCTGGGAAGTTTTATCGCCCCTCCAACAACACTATAATTGTTTACTGTGTTAGTACCTTTTATCTCTATAAAAACATCTAGCTTTTGCCTGGTAAGATCTGTAGTATCGCTATTCAGGGTATATGTAGCATCCCTCATTTCAAAGCTATTTACATCATAATGGTATTGCTCATATATCTCTATTTGCGCTTGATTGGCAAACAAGTTAAACTCTTGGGGAGTTATATAGCCTCTCTGCTCTTTGTTAGCAAAAGCCAAAACTCTTTGATATACCGTATCTATATTTACCATTTTTATTCTTTATTTATTATATGGAAACAATCTGTTTAGCGTATCTTTTCTTGCTCCACAACCGCAATCTTTTTTAACAGCTTTGCTAACTGTATCTACAACTTTCTTTATACCAGTTGCTTTTGTAATTTTTTCTATTGTATCTCCTAACCCTTTAGATTTTTCTTTCATATAATTAAATTTAGTAGTTTACGATCGCCCCGTAGAGCGACCGCATCTACAGTTAGATTAATTTAATCTTTTTTCAATATTGGAGTAAATCTCCATTCCTTCATCAGTTTTAAACCAGTGTGCTAAGGCAGTGTAAGGATGCTCGTCAAATGGTATAACCATTAGCTTTCTTCCGTTACTACCCCACATAAAGTTTCTTTGATCAGAGGATAATCTTAGTACTCCAGCTTCAACAGCTTTAATACCAAAGTTTCTTAGCATTACATTCTCATCATCCGCTAGCTCTAAGAAGAGTTTAGGGTTGTTACGAGCAAATACTAATAAATCTCTTTTAAGTTCCTTAGAACTCAAGCTAGACACGTCTGATCCCTTTTCAACACGCATGATAGCTTCGGCCATATCTATGTCAATATTTCTAGCCGCCACCAGTGCGTCAACCTGCATGTTTAACACATCAATTTCGTCAGCAGCTTCTGCCGCTGGCTTGTACTCTTCATATAAGTTATCTTTGTGAGGATGATATAGACTCAATAGTTTTTGTAACACTGTTTTTTCTTTTGGAACAAATAAACTTCCAGCTCTAAATATAATGTGCTCTAATCTTTGATCACCTTTCATTTCATCAACAAAAGAAGTTTTTTGATTTTGACAGTATTTAAGTTCTCTTTCATAACCTTTTTCTTCGTCAAAGTAATAAACGCCTGTTGATTTAATAGATCTAGAAAGCGGTTTTTTGCCGCCTTTTAAATAATATACTCTATCTTTTATTTCCCACTCATTAGCGGGTTTTAATCTTTCTCTTGCTTTTGGTTCTTCAACCGCAATATCTTCAAAGAATTCTGTAGTTACTTTTTCAATTGTTTCAACTTCTTCAAAGTCTTTTTCTATTAAAGGTTCTACAACCTTTTGTGTTTTTTGTTTTTTTGCCATAATATAATATAATATAAATTAATAAAAATAAAAGGGGTTGGGGAATTACCCCCAACCTCTTAAATATAATAATGCTTATTTCATTAACATGAAATTGTTAGCACCTTGTGTAACTAAACATCTTTCTGATAACATGTGGATTTGCATTGCATCTAAAGCAGATGTAGCAGCTCCAACAGAACCAGTAACCCATGATTTCATTTTTCTATCATCAGTTTGAGAAGCTCTATAACGAACATGTAAAAAAGGACGCTTCATATTCTGACCTAATTGCTGGTCATAAACAGTTGAAGTTCCAGCAGGAATAACAACTCCTCTAATTGCGTTAGCACCAGCCGCAGCGTTAATACCGCCTCTTGTTGCTAGGTCATTCAAGTATCTAAAGTCAGACTTGTAAAAGTCGTAAGAACCTCTTCTGAAACCAGAGAAACCCAAGTTTAATGCCATATCTTCAGAATTGTCAAATACTCCGTAAGAAGTACCACCAGCTCCGTAAGAATTCATAGAAGCTAACATGTCATCCATTGCCAACGAAGTAGCTCTGTTTACAAACATCATGTTTTCTTCAATAGCACCTTGCTTGTCGAACTCAGCTAAGATAGCGTCAAATTCAGCTAAATCAGTTGCAGCGTTAACACCAGTAATACCAGAAGTAATATTACCTCTATCTTCGATAGCAGCAAATAATCCTTCAGTACCAACGTTTGCTCCAGTAGCATAGTTTAAGTGAGCGTCAACTCCATTAGCGGCACCAGAGCCACCAGCACCTAAAGTATGAGCGTTATCAGATCCAATTATACCTTCAAGCATTGACATTTCTAAGTGATCGTTAAAACGAGCTCTTGTGTCAGATTCAGCTTTTAAGTACCACATGTATCCAGCAGCGCCGCTTTCAGAAGCAGTTTCAACCCAACCAATTCTAGACGCATCAGAACCTGATACTTCGTAGTAATCTTTTAAGATAATTGGTTTGTTAGAGAAAGTTTTGAAAGCAGGTTCGTTAGCCCCTCTTGATTCAGCTCCGTCATAGTTATCTCCTTTTGCAAATTCAGAACCATAAACTAATACAGTTGTTCCTTTGTCAGCAGTAGCGCCCAATGTAGGTATTGTAGCGTTGTCATAACCAGCAACAGTAATGTCTGATACATTACCAGCAGTACCAGCACCGTCAGCCAAAGAGACTACAATCGCCTTGTAGACTCCAGTAGCGTTTGATATAATAACAGTATCATTCTTTCTAATACCGTGTTTCTGTGTAATACCAGCAGCAGCAAATCCAGTCCCATCTATATCAGATTGTATTGTGATAATGTTGTTTGTGTCAATATCAGCTAAGTAAGATAAGTGTAATCTACCTTGCTCTGACCAAATAACTTGATCAGCAGACATAGATTCTTCAGCCCCTACTTGTGAAAGAAATCCAGATATAGTCCTAGGACCAAATACCTCTGCTTCTTTTTCCATAAGATCTGGTAAGTATTGTTGTGCCCAACCACCTGCGCCATTTAGGTCTAAGTAGTTTGTTGATAATGTTTGTTGCCCCGAAGCCGGAACAACATTCAGATTTGGGCCATTTGTAATTGCCATAATTTTGTTTTTTTAATTTTTAAATTTATTGTTTTTAATTTTAAACTTAAAATCAGAAGAATCTTGTCCTAACACCTTGTATGTCGTACCACCTGCTTCAATTTTCCCATGACTTTGTCTTGGGTTCATGTCAACGTTTTTGGCTTTAGCAATACTATTTTTCATAGCATCTGCTTTACCTTGGTCGTAAAAGTGTTTTGCAACAGCATCAGCGTTCATTGCCGTGTACAGAGATTTATGATAACCCTTAGCGTCTGTTAAAGCAGAATTCTTATCCAAAAACTTTTTGGTGAAGTTGCTTATGTCGCTCTGAGTATTTTTAACCTCTTCAGCATTGTTTACATTAAACCTGTATTTCTTGTCACCGACGTTGTATTCAAAACCTTTGAATTTGTCGTTGAAAACATTATTTGTTTTCTGTGTAAAAATATCAGAGTTCGTTTTAACTGTTTTTTGAGTTACTTCTGACTCCTTGTTATATCTATCAAAGAAGTTAATGGCTTTCTGCTGCTCAGTTGTGAGCTTCGATCCAGCTTTAATTTCTTCATAGTATGTAGACTTTTGCCCGTCTAAGTGGCTTTTAGCGCTGGCAACTTGCTCTTTAAGCGCTAATTTCTTTCTACGTATATCTCTATCGTCGTCCATATCTTCGTCGAATGAGAATGTATCTTCCATAAGGAAGTTAATTTCTTCTGCATTTAAATGAGGTTTTGTTTGCTTGTAGTATTCATATAGTAAATCTTGATCATCTAATTTACTGTAATCTTGGTTAAGCTTAACATAATCACTTAAATCTCCACCAGTTTCATCCATAAAGTCCATTAACTTTTGAATATTCTCTGGTAATGGTTTTCCAGTAGCTTGAGCTTCCGCTATAGCTTCTTCAACCTGTTCTTCAACCTCATCAACTTCTTCTTCAGTAATTTCTTCTAATACTGGAGCTTCTTGTGTTTGTGCTTCCGGTTGTACTTCTTCTTGTTCTTGTGGGGCATCGGCATCTTCAGCGCTTGCAACCACTCCGCTGTCGTCAGCGTTACTTTCTTTAACTTCATCTTCTTTTGGTGTTGGGGGTTTACTTAAATCTACTTTCATAACGCTATCGTCTCCAGCAGACTCAAATTTACTTTCATCAACTTTCACCACGTTTTCGTCACCTGGGTCCGCTTGATTTACCTTTGTAGTCTCTTCGACTACTTCTTCTAACTTTTCTTCCATAATATAATATAATAATAATTAATAATTCTAACTAGGGTCAAAACTACCTAAATCGAATCCGCCACCTAGTATATCATTACCTGCGGACTCAAAGTTTTTAGGTGGTTTGCCACCATTTCTTTGTTCAATCATCTCACTTTGTTGAGTTGCTTGAATTTTTGTTCTTTCATCTTTACGATCTTCTTTTTCTTTTTCACCTGATTTTTTACCTTCAACCTCAATACCTTTCAATTGCATGTTGTACTGAAACTCCAAAGCCATTAACTGCTTTTTCATTTCAACTTCTTGTTGCATTTTTTGAGTTTCCATTTGAGCCTCCATTTGCATTAACTCAGCCTTACCAGCGTTAAGAGCTTGGTTCTTTTGCATATCAGCTTGCGCTGCAGCTTGTGCTGACTGTGTGTTTGATTGCGTCTGGGCTTGGATGTTTTCCATTTGTAACTGTCTATCAGTTTCTTGTTTTTTCTTTCTACGTATTTTAAGAAGTTGATTGGCTAGTTTTATGTTGTTTATCATTCTTAAATCGATAGCATCTTCTAGCTCTATATTTTTTTGCTGCAATGCCATTTGGATATTATTTTCTAACATTGCTTTTTCTTCATCATCAGGCGTTAGCTCTAAAAATATACCAAAGTCATATAAGTGAAGCTCTGACATTTCCTTTAGCGTAGCCACGTTGTGTGTGCCTATAGCTTGTATAAAGGCATCTTTTGTTGGGGAGTACTCTATCACGTCAGATATTCTAAGCGACAAGCACTCAGCCGTTTCTGCGGTTAGAAATAATCCAGCTTGTAGTATATGTCTAGTTGCTGTGTTAGAATTGGCCGCTGCTAGTTTTTGAACTCCAACTAAAGCATTTTTATCAGGAGTACTACCGTCTCTAGCTTCGTTTAAACCAGTTACATCTCTTATCATCTGAAGGTAGTAGTTGTACGTACCAATTAAAGCTTGCATTTTATTACCACCAGATCCAGATGTTATTTCTTGAATAGGTACTTTACCAGGGTTCATATCACCATCACTTGTAAAGCTTCTCCCAATAACAGATCCTGTTTGGAAATACATGTTTAGGGCTTCTTGTGGGTTATAGTTTGTTCCATTACCTAAATCTATTTCAGCTAAACCATCAGCATCTAAATAAACACCATCTGGAACTAATCTAGACATTACTTGCTGTAGCTTCAGATGAGTCAACTGGATCATATCAGCAAAGCCAGTTATTCTTTTTACTAGCGAGTCAATCTTACCGTTGTACATTCTAGGTGCAACTATAGAGTAATTCATTTTAACCTTAGTGTAATCGCTCTTAGGTCTCATCATGTTTTTAGACATTTCCCACTTAAGTAGTTTATCTGTACCAAGAATCATAGCTCCTTCGTAAAGGCACTCTATAGATCTTGACATTCTACCATAACCACCTTCTTTTTCTTCTGGTGGATTGTACTGGTCATCTCTTGGTATAATTTTATCTCCACCCGTAGCGGTTTCCTTAACTTTATACACTTCGTTCATGTAGGTCTTATAGTTAAAGTATATTACCTGTATAGTGTTGCTGTCTTCCTTGTCATAAGAGTGAGTTGAGTTGTAGTTAGATCTATTGTTAGATTTATTCTTCATTATATCCTCAAGATCACTATCTGATAAATGAGGAAATTGTTTTGACAACTCATTAACCGGAATGGTTTTTACTTCACCAACGTAATATATATCTTCAAAATAAGGTGATTCAGTGTAAGAATAAACCAAGTTAGCTGGATCTACATAATCTATAACAACTCCCTCTGAAGTGTTGAACGAAGTTTTAACAGCTCCAATGCCTAGAACTGTAAGATCGTAGTAAAATCTTTTTTTAATTAACTCATAGTTGTTGCCTTCAAACAATACTGATAAAGCTTGTTCTTCTGCCAACTCTACAGCTTGCTTGTAACTTAACTGCATGTGAAGCCCTAACTCTTCTTCTGATCCAGGTAAATCTTCTTTCTTATTCTTGTAGAGATCAACATTGAAATCCTGCATGGCAGCATCGTTAAAAGCCTTAGCTTGCATATCTTGCATTATAGATTCCATGTACTCAGTACGTTTTTCAATGCCAAATGGATCTTGAGAGTAAGCTTTTATATCGTAAGTTCTTTCAGCAATACCATTAACAACTATGTCTACAAACTTAGATATAATTGGAACTGGTTTCCAATCTAAATTAAGATAGGACAAATCACCGTTGATCGATAACTCATCCTTATACTTTTGAATAGACTGTTCGCCTCTAGCGTACAACCTTAAATTGTGAAAATCATTGTGATTAGATTTATATCTATTAGAACCTCTGTCGTTGTTAAACCACTCTTGCTCTATAGCCTTACCAACTTTTAAACCATACTCATAGCTCAGCTTCTCAGCATCGCTAACTGTTT